TTTCAAGTGTGAAGGAAATACTATTACTCTACCAGGTTTATACTGATAGACTCTAGTACCTTCTGCAAATGGATCTTGGATCTCAAACTCTCCACCCCACTTAGATTCCCAAGTAGGATTTAGCATAAGCATAATAGTTTTTTGATTGGAATCTCCATCGGTATGGAAACTCCCTTCACAATGTTGATGCTGACAGTTTAAAGAAATATAATGTAAGTAAAATTCTTGGTTCAACTTTACTTGAATCTGCTCAAAGATATCAAAAAAATCTTGAGCAGATGAATTTAATACAGTAACTCTATTTAGATTTTCTCTTTGAAATATTTGAGTTCCAAATAACCTATGCGTATTTGTATCACCATAAGGATACCCTTCTCTATTAGCAGTATTATTTGCAGTCAAAGGGATGTTATTAATTATTGGAAAGAAATTATGTAAAAATCTTTCGTCAAAAAAGTCATCATAAATGTCAATCATTATCTAAATGGTAGTTTAACTTGTGTAATTTTGTCGATAACATTACCTTCAACTCTCTCCACAATCCTATCAAGAATATCAATATCGATATGCATGAAGGGAGGAATCACACCTAATAATCTTAGCAAACCATCAACGAATAGTGCGAGTGCTGTGAACCCTAGAATCATAGAGATAACCGTAGCATCTCTGTTATGCTTACGCATTGACTCTTCATCAATACGTTTTGCTTCTGCTAATGCTGCAGCGATTAATCCATCCACTTCCTTCTTAGTATAGAAGGATCCACCTGTATACTTTGAAAATTTAATATCAGATAGTGGGAATTTATCCATCTTAACCGCCATCCATAGAACATCCTATCACACTACCTGCAACGATACCTGCAGGGATTGCCCACCACCTGCCTTTACCTTGAGATCCATAACCTGCTAGTCCACCACCCATCAGAGCACCTATTGCTGCTCCATCAGAGCAATCATTGGTATCTACATCTTCGTATACTGTTACGTGTCTACGATAAGAAGGTGCAGGATTAGTATATGCTGTTGAAGTATCACAAGGAACCTCTAAGGTTTCATTCCAAGACTTAACATAACCAGGACTATCAATAGAACCTGGTACGTATTCTTCTCTGTATTCAGTCTTGAAGCAAGTTCTTGATGACGAATAACCTGCTTGATATTCATTCGCAAGAACTGAAGCAGGTGATAATGCAATAATAGATGCAAGTAAAAGTTTCATTTCTTTGTTGTATATAATATTATTATAGCAAAAAGGGGAGCGTTGTAAACTCCCCTTGTGCCAGTTTATAAACTGATTAGTCCTCTTCTGCTAAGGATTGAAAGTAGGATAACGTATCAGTTTCTTCAGCAGCAGGTGCAGCAACTGCACTCTTCTGTCTGAATTCTGTTACTTCAGCACCCCAATCTCTAGGAACTCCTCTGCCTTCACTTTCATCTTCTAAATCTTCATTAGCAATCGGTGCTACCGTTGCTGCCTGAGACTTAAGGACTAAGTTAAGACGTGCTTTAAGTGCATCGTATGACTTAAAGTTTTTAGAATCTTCAAACTCAGCAAGAGAGTAACCTTTCTTCCAGATTTCTTCTAGTTGATCATCATCAAATCCTCCGAGCACTCCTGCTGCAGCGAACTCTGACTTATCATAGTTCCAATAACCATCTACCTTTCTGATCTTTAATTTAAAGTCAGCACCCTTCCAGAAATTGAATGGGTCGATAGGTGATTCATCTGCGAATGCAGGTTGCATTGCTTCGACTAATTTATCAAAGATTTTCTTACCATATTTGTATAAGAAAACTTTACCTTCGTTCTCTGGGTGATTAGGATCTGACACAACATAGATGTTAGAGTAGTAAGAGAGTTTTCTCTTCTGTGCTCTAGCGATTGCTTTGTCTGACTCTTTACCACTGTTCCAGAGTTCACGATTAAGTTCACCGACAGGATCATCTTTACCAAGAGTAGTTAAACTATTCTCGATGTACCATTGACCTTGAGGTCCCTTAAACGCATGACTCCATATCTTTGCCCAAGGCATGTCCTCTCCATCAGGAGCAGGAAGGAATCTTATAACTGCGAAACCATTACCAGACTTATCTAGTTCGGGTTTCCATAGTCTCTCATCCGCACCTGTTTGTGTAGGTTGGTTGAGTTTCTCTATCTCTTGTGTTAGTCTTGCAAGTGAATTGCCAGAACTAGCCTTCTTTAAAGAAGCAAAAGACATAATCGTATTCTCCGTATTGAATGTATTGATACTACTGTGTAATCGTAGCGTACTATTTAGGGTCTGTCAAGTTCCTTTTCTTTAGCATCTCCTAACGTTTTAACCATATTATTCATGCAATCTCCTAAGTCTTTGAACCCGAATGCTTCACACATTGCATTGATTCTAGTCTTCATGTCTGCTGCCTCATCATCTGTCTGTGCAGCAAGACATAACCTAGTATAAAAAACTTTTTGTTTCTCTATTAAACCTTCACACTGTTCTATGTGTTCTATCTTTTGTTCTTTAGACATGAATCCAAGTCTTCCTGTTTGTATTGCAACCTCTTGATATGTTGAAAATATATCTTGAAGATTCTGTTGGACTTGTTCGTGAGAAAAGAAACTCATAAGGGTAACACTCCTTTACTGGTTGGTTTCATATAATTTAAACGTTGTGCTTCATGCTTCAAACGTTCTTTAAGTGGTTTAGATAATAGTTTTGGAACAGTTTCTAGTTCAATTTCTTTCTCTTGACAATAGGCTACTACTGCTTCGATATATGTAATTAAACCATTACTATTCTTAACTAATTTTTCAATTTCTATTGAGAATTTAACAGGTGTTAGAAAGGTATCTTCTAATTGTTCTTTAGGCATTACCTTTTCCCCTAACAAATTCTTCAATGTATGATTTGAGTAGTTGTAAATAGTCATCAAGATTGTACTTTTGAAATACTTGAGTAGATCCGTCTTCAGTTGCGATGAGTGTGACAATTTTCTTTACCTCTATACCTGATCGTTCTAAGAACATCGCTGCGTATGCAGTCTCTTGAACAAAGTAATGTTCAATGTGATCTTCTTTCTTTGATTTAGTTGAAGTTTTAAAATCGATTACTGCTAACTCACCATCAAATTCACCAATGCAATCAACACGTCCTGCCAGTCCAAGGTAATGAGAGTATAGAAATGTTTCTAGACAATGTATCTTGTTAATGCGATTCAGTTCTGCTTTAGCTGACTGAAACATTCTAACAGATAATGGATTATTTTCCAAGTATTTGTCAAGATTTAAAACACCATTAATATAATCCTCAGTTATACTATGGAATGCTGTGCCACGTTGAGTAGTTCTAGCAGTGATTCGATTAGCCTCAGTCTCACCAATTCTTGCTCTCCATTCTTTGAAGAACTGAGCGTTCTTGAAAGATGTTATTGAGGTAACACTTGGATAATATTTATCAGCGTCAGGAATTTTATAGAACCGAACACCATCTTTGTTAACAGGATTAGCATCCAAATTATCAAAGGGTACATCAACGAAAGTGAATGACATTTAAAATCCTAGATTGTATTTTGCGATTAGGTAAGATTTAACTAGACCAGAGCGAACGATATCAGGTATACCAAATTCAACACAGGTAAATTCTTTATCCATCTGTTGTAGAATTTTAATAAAATCTGAGATACCAGACTTCTCATACTCTCTTGTGAGATCAGTTTGTGCAACGTCACCACAGAACATAATCTTTGAGTCCTCACCTATACGAGTGATCATAGAATCAAGTTCATGGAAGTTTAAGTTACTAAACTCATCTACTATTACAATAGTATTATCAAGAGTAACACCTCTGATAAAACTTGTAGACCAGAAATCTATTGTATCTTGTGCTCTGAGATTATCATAAAGCATTTCAAATGAATTATCATCAGGCATACTAAACATATACCTTACCATATTTTTGTATGGTATCTGATAGAGATAAGATTTATCTTCGTGGTCACCTGGTAGGAAACCAATCTCTCTAGTAGGAACTAAAGATCTTACAATAACTATCTTATCATAAGGTGAAGACTCGTCAAGAACTTCTTGTAAAGCAAGATACAATGTAATAAAAGTCTTACCAGTTCCTGCAGCACCGTGCAATAATATATTCTTACCCTCAGAGTAAGCAGTAAACACAGCTTTCTGATTATCTGTCAGAGGTTTGATGTCTGACATATAAGTTTTATCAATAGGTTTCTTACGTTTCATTTGTTTCGCAGACATACCATTGGGGAAAGTCTTAGGAGCGTTGGTTCCTTTTCTTGCTTTAGGCATTAAGTATACCTCGAAAGGTTAGCTAGAGGATGTGCTGATTGTACTTTAGACATCACTTCTTTAAATCCATCTTCCATCTTTGGTTTGCCATACATTTCTGAGGCAACACCTGCCATCCAATCTTTATCCCAATCTGGATTATCCTTTCTCCATTGGTCATACTTTGCTATAGTCAGGTTGAGTTCTTGTTTCTCCCCTGTCTTAGTATTTATTACTGGGTAAATAGGCATTATTTTCCTCCGATAAAACCGAATAGAACTTTAAAGAGTGCTCTAATAAATGTAAGAAATGGATAGGGATCATTGACTCCTATCTCTTCAAACAAATACATGTTTAATCTAAAAGCGTAGTTCGCTTCTGTTATTATAGCATTCTTTTGAGATTCTGTGAACCCCATCTCATCTATTACACTACGATATCCGTTCTTCCACACCTTAGCATCATCTATCTCTTCAAAGTCATAGAACTCTAATCCTTTTCCTACAGGAGGTTTCAATGCTTTCTCTGCTATCTTCTTTAATATCTGTCCACCAGATAAGTCACCGATGTATCTAGTATAATGATGTGCTACTAATAGATAAGGATCTTGTTTAGCAACCTCTTCTATCCTAAAACAATATGTACTACATGCAGACGTAGGTGTTATTAAGTCCTTCCATTTAGGACCATAATAATATTCTAAGTCTTTTGATAATGCTTCAACACGTTCTAACTCTGGATAGTTTATCACCTTAACATTCAGATCTTCAGACTCTTTAATACATCTTTCCATTGTGCTATAAACAAAATAGAATTGAGCAATGAGTCTACGATATTCTTCTGGGTCTAATACACCACGAAGAAAGCTAGTAACAAACTTACTATTCTCTGCTGCGTTATGTGACTCCTTAGTTCCTAGTTTTAATTCTTTAGAAAATGTTTCTACCATTCCATTGCCTCCGAAATAATAGGATACTCTTCAAGGAATATTTTCTTACAATCTTCTGCAATTTCCATGTGTTCTTTTTGAGTACCGTGTCCTGTTCTCAATTCTATGTAGTGCATCCAAGAACGGAGAGTTCCTGTCATGTAGATACGAGTAGGAACTGCCATAGGTAATATCATTCTTGCACATTCTTTTGCAATACCATCTTCAAGCATTTGTTTATATACATTCATTGTCTCTTTAAAATTATGCTGCATCCATATCTCATACTTCTGTCTTGTATG